AGAAAGAACTTCAAGACCTTCAACAGCGGAGCGATTTTCATATTATTGATGCTGACAGAACCGGACTTCTCCCGGTTCTTTTCTGTTGCGCCGGATCTCGCACTCTCATCGGAGCTTAAGCTTGCGATCCGGAAGATCATCAAGAGCTCACCGGCACTCTATGACGAAGTAGAGCCCGCCTTCAAACTCTTACGGTCCGAGATAAGGTGCAACCTTAACGACAACGAGTACAAACCGCTCGCATATTCAGAGGACAGGCTCGACGGTAAGACCGCTCATGCGTTTCTGGCCGATGAAGCCGGTGCGATGGATACATACCCGATCGAGGCGATGAGATCATCCCAGATCAACATCCCGAACAAGCTCGGTATAGTCATCAGCACGCAATATCCGAACGACAATAACTCGATGATCGATGAGATCGACAAGGCAAAGAAGTCACTTGACGGCCTGATCGATAACAAAAGAATCTTCTCGCTTTTGTATGAGCCGGATGACGACTTAAAGACCGGCGATCAGTGGATGACGGATGACAGGATCCTCTTTCAGGCAAACCCCGTCTCACTGACAAGACCGGAGATGCTCGAAAACTTAAAGGAGAAGCGGACAGACGCGATCCTTTATGAGAATAAGCGGGAAAACTTCCTGTGTAAGCACTGCAATATCCTCTACAAAGGACTCGGAGTAGAAGGATATATCGATGTTCAGAAGGTAAAGCAGTGCAGACGCGATAAGGATGACGAATGGTGGCGCGGCCGTAAAGTATGGCTCGGCCTCGACCTCTCATTATCAGATGATAACACTTCCGTCGCTATGTCGACAGAAGAGAATGGGATCATATATTCAAGGGTTACGGGCTTCCTTCCGGCGGACAGAGTCGAGGCGAAGTCTAAAAAAGAGGGTGTAGATTACAAAAGACTCATCAAAGAAGGCAACTGTTTAGCCTGTGGGAGTGAAGTTGTGGACTATTCCACCGTTGAAGAGTACATCCTCACCCTTGAATCTCGTATGGGCGTAGAAATCCAACAGGTCGGATACGATCGCTGGAATGCGATATCGACTATCCAGAAGCTTGAAGCGGAAGGGATAACGTGCGTAGAGATCAAGCAGCACTCGTCAGTATTGCACGCTCCAACGAAGCTCCTCAAGGAAGCGATCCTTGACAAGAAGTTCGCATACGACGACAACCGCCTTCTGGAGATCAACTTCCAGAACGCGAGATGCACGGAAGATACGAACCTCAATAAGTACGTGAACAAGAAGAAGTCGGCCGGCAAGGTCGACATGGTAGTAGCGACGATCAACTCCGTATATCTCTTACAACAGGAGATGCTTTACGGAATGGACTTCGTCGTTCAGGTGATTTAGGAGTAGACAATGGGACTTTTTAAGAAGAGAGCGGAAGAAAATACGGACAGCATACAGCTCAATGATGCGCTTCTTGAGGCATTCCTTCAGGATGACTACGTATCACGAAAGATGGCTATGAACGTCCCAACTTTCGCCGGATGTATCAATACTATCGCAAACACGATCGCAAGCGTACCGATCTACCTCTACAAGAAGAAGGATGACGGATCGGCGGAGAAAGTGGACGACGACAGAGTCGACTTACTCAATTATGACACGTATGACACCTTCACCGGCTGCGACCTGAAGAAGCAGATAGTCAAAGACTACTACACGAACAAAGGCGGATACATTTACATCAACCGTCCCGGAACGAAAGTGAGATCACTTCATTACGTGGATCCTGATGTCGTAACCTTCATGTATAACGAGGATCCCATCTTCAAGAAGTACAAGATCTTCGTAAACGGGAAAGCGTACCACCCTCACGAGTTCATAAAGATATTAAGAGTCACACAGAACGGATGGAAAGGAACATCCCTCATCGCAGAAAACGCGACCATCCTCTCGGTAGCATATAACTCGCTCAAGTTCGAGAACGCCCTGGTCAAGAAGGGCGGAAACAAGAAGGGCTTCCTGCAGGCGGCCCACAAGATAGCCGATGAGGCATTAAAAGCCTTAAAGGACGGATTCCGGAGACTCTACTCGAACGACGGAGAGAACGTGGTCATCTTAAATGACGGAGTACAGTTCAAAGAAGCTTCCGAGACATCTGTAGAGATGCAGATGAACGAAAACAAAAAGAGCAACGCGAATGAGATCTGCAAGCTCTTCAATATGCCACCGTCGATCATAAACGGCGGAGCGACAAAAGAAGAGAGACTGGCATACGTCCAGGACTGCATCATCCCGTTGCTTGACGCAATATGTACCGCACTTAACCGCGACCTCTTACTCGAAAGAGAAAAGAAGTCGTATTTTTTTGCAGCTGATACCTACGAGCTGACAAAAGCGGACATCAAAACAAGATTCGAAGCCTATGCAAGCGGTATCAAGAACGGATTCCTTCAGATCGATGATATCCGTCGCCAGGAGAACATGGCTTCACTCGGCCTTGACTTTGTAAAGCTTGGCCTTCAGGACGTACTTTTCAACCCTGAGAACGGAATGCTGTTCACTCCGAATATGGGTTTGAAAGTAAATATCAATGACGTGGCAAATGGTGAACCTGTACCTGATGGGGCAGAGTCGGGCGGTGCACAAGTGCCGCAGACAACACCCGATCCGAGCCAGAATAACCCGGATGATACGTCAGGAAAGGAGAAACCAAATGAAGATAACGATCAGAAGTGATTCGGTCGAGATCGAAGGTTACGTCAACGCAGTCGGAAGAGACTCAAGGCGGATGTCTGATGAGTACGGCAACGGATTCGTTGAACAGATGCAGCCGGGCGTATTTGCCCTGGCACTTTCAAAGAATGCCGAAGTCGAGATGCTCCTCAATCACAAAGCCGACAGAGTGATCGGAAAGACGGGAGACAACCTTGAACTCGAAGAAGACAGTATCGGACTTCATGCGAGAGCAACGGTCACGGATCCGGAAGTGATACAGCTTGCCCGCGACGGAAAGCTTGTCGGATGGAGTTTCGGCTTCTACACGCTCGATTCCCGGACAGCGTATGACTACGACACACATGTCGAGAGATCTATCGTGACGGAGATTGACCTCAGGGAAGTATCCATCATAGACGACACCATGCTCCCGGTGTACGCCGGTACAAGCGTTCATGCAAGAGCACAGGAAAAGGACAAGCTCATAACAAGAGCGATGACCTCTGATGTGATTCGCACTATGGACAACCGGAAGGCCGAAGAGCCGAAGGAGCCGCAGGAAGAAGAACCTGCACCCGAGCAGCGGGCGGAAGAGACACCCGACTACTCAAAATACCATGAAACCATCGAAAGATTAAGGAGGAAATGAAAAATGAAAGAACTCATGGAAAAAAGAGCACAGCTCATGGAACAGATCGAAGAACTCTCCAAGTCCATAGAGATGGAAAAGAGAGCATTCACAGACGAAGAGAACACAAAGTTTGACGCACTCACGAAGGAAGTTGAGTCTATCGACGCTACCATCGCTCAGATGGAAAGAGCTGAGAAGCTTGTCAAGGTAGACAACAAGCCCGACGAGGCAGCAGGCACAGAGTCAAAAGAAGAGATGGAAGTAAGAGCTTTCGCACAGTTCATCCGTAACGAGAGAGCCGGAGATTCCAACATCACAAAGGACGACAACACAGCAGTCATCCCGAAGACGATCGCAGACAAGATCGTTGACAAGATCAAGGACATCAGCCCTCTGTTCAAAGACGCTGAGAAGTTCAACGTTAAGGGCACTCTTTCGATCCCTTACGTAGACGGATCAAATGACAACCTCACGGTTGCATACGCTGACGAGTTCACAGATCTCGAAGCAAAGTCAACGAAGCTCCTCTCAGTAGACCTTACAGGCTACCTTGCAGGCGTACTCGCAAAAGTATCAATCAGCCTCATCAACTCAACAGACATCGAGCTTGTTGATTTTGTCGTAGCTAAGATGGCTATGGCTGCAGCAACATTCATCGACAAAGAGATCCTCGTAGGAACTCCCGGCGATCCTTCAGCTTCTCCGGCAGTACCTGCAAAGATCCTCGGTCTTTCAAACGCTTCCCAGGTCGTTCTCGCAGGCTCAACAAGCGCGATCACATCAGACGTGCTTATCAAGCTGAAGAACAGCCTCAAGAGCGCATATCAGTCAGGTGCTTACTTCGTAATGCATCCCGACACCTTCACAGCTTGCCAGCTCCTGAAGGATAAGAACGACAGATACCTCTTCAACGACGACATCGTAGAAGGCTTCTCAGGAAGGATCCTCGGCAAGCCTGTATACGTTTCGGATCAGTGCCCTGCTATTGCTGAAGATGCTTTCGCAGTATTCTACATCAATCCTGCACAGGCACTCGCAGTCAAGATGGTTGAGGACAGCGTAACGATCCTCCGTGAGAAGTATGCAACTCAGCACGCACTCGGCATCGTTGAGTGGGTAGAGCTTGACGCACGCATCCAGAACCAGCAGGCAGTAGCAGCCCTTAAGATGGCTGCATCGTAAGGAGGCCGAACATGAAGATTACAGCAAAAGTAAGCTTCTCAGGTCGTGATTTTAACGCATCATCCGGGCAGGTCTTAGACTTGCCCGATGAAATTGCGAAGGACCTGATCGGAGCAGGTTACGCGGAGCCGGTAAACGCTCCCAAAAAAGCGGAGGCGAAAGATGAAGATAAGCGAGATAACGCAGGATCTGATACTAAGTCAGCTCCGAGAAAACGCGCAAGCTCTAAGTGAGACCGAGAGAGCGTACATAGATGCGCTTAAAGAGGCAACAATCGCATACATCAAGGACTGGACGGGGATCAAGGAAGTCAGCACTCCGGACGAGAACGGAAGGATGCTCGATAACTACGAAGACCTCGTATATCCGTTCATGGCGATCATCTCATTCATGTATGACAACCGCCAGATGACGGTAGAGAAGGACAAGATCAATCCGGTTGCGGCTTCAACGCTGAATCTTCATTCGTTCAACATAGTTCCGGAGGAATAAACATGAACGCGGGACAGATGATTTCTAACGGAAGACCTTATGAAGTCACAATACAGAAGCTCATAGGAGCCACAGTAGACGACTCCGGGTTTGATACAGAGGAAACGTGGGAAGATTTCTATACGAATTATGCTTACGTCAATTCTCTGACCGGAAGCGAGCGCTGGATGGCGGCACAGATTGAAGCGGACCGAACGGTCCGTTTTTCGTTGCGCTGGCATCCGCAACTTGATGAGGTCAAACCGAAATACTACAGATTGCTCTTTGCGGGAAGGATATACACGATCACATTCGTGGATAACGTCCAGTACAAGAACGAAACGGTCAAGATCGACGCACTGGAGGTGGAGGCGTAATGGGAATGACTTTCGACATGGAAGGCTTCGGCGGACTCAGTGGAGATATAAGCCTCTTCGGAGGCCTGCGGTTCGAGGATATGGCGAAGAAAGTTCTCGAGGATGTCAGGACAGATATGGAAGACGGGACAAAGCAAGCCCTCAGAGCTTCCATAGATCACCCGGGAGACTCGGAACTTGTCAATTCAGTCAAATGTTACGAACCTGCAATGACACGAAACGGAGAAGGCGCGAAACTGGTATGTCAGCCGACCGGAAGATCAACATCCGGAAACCGTTACCATACCGTCAGCCGCGGAAAGACGATTTCAAAGCCTGTCACGAACAATGACAAGGCCTTCTGGCTCGAATATGGAGTCGCAGGAAGGCAGGCAGCGAAGCCGTGGAAAGACCGGGCGACCAACTCGATAGAGGGTAAGGTCACGCCAAAGATTGAGCAGGCTATAGCAAAGGAATTAGGAGCGACATGAACATAAATCCTGACATTCAGAAACTTGAAGAACTCACGGGCTTACCCGTATCACCGGATGTTTATTCCGGAAACAAGGACAAATACATAACGTATGAGTACACGGACGAACGCCCGATCTTCTGGGGAGACGATACGACTCTGTATGATCAGCTGATGGTCAGAGTGAATATGTTCACGCCTCCGAAATTCAACTACATGGATCTCAAGCATATTATCCGGGATTATCTTGAAACTCTCGGAGAGCTTGATGATATCGAGAGCTGGCTCGAAACGTTCACAGCGAAGAACAATCTGGAACAGACGACCAGACACACAACATTCAATGTCACAATAACGAAAGAGAGGTAGTAAAAATGGCATACGTAGGACTCCGTAAGCCTTATGTCGCAAAATACGACAGGGCTACAAAAACTTACTCAAACGGATTCAAGTATTCGCATGCAGTAAGCTTCAACATCAATCCCAACTATGCAGAAGCATCACTCTACGGTGATGACATGCAGGTTGAGTACGAGAAGGCATTCACGAACGCCGGTATCACACTCGGCACGACCTCAACGCCCATCGACGCAGCAGAGGTTATGTTCGGCCACACAGTAGACAGAACACTGAACAAGGTCATCTTCAAGGCGACAGATGAATCCAACTACGTCGGACTCGGCATCATCGCTCCCGAGAAGGTAGACGGCGCGAACAAGTTCGTTGCTTTCATAATTCTGTCCGCGAAGTTCGCTGACAGCGCAGAATCCTTCACAACGAAGGGTGATCAGCTTCAGTTCAATACTCCTTCGATCGAAGGCTCAGCAGTCGCAGCAAATGACGACGGCGAGTGGAAGATCACCGAGGTATTTGATACCGAGGCAGAGGCAGAGGCATTCGTAAAGAATTACCTCAACATCGCCGATCCGGTTGTAACGCATACCGTTACCCAGAACCTCGCGAACGTAACATCTGACTTCTCAGATCCTACGGTCGAGGACGGAGCATCACTCGAGATCACTCTTACAGAGGATACCGGATACTCACTGTCAACGCCTACCATCGAGATGGGCGGAGTCGATATCACATCGACGGCGTGGGATCCCACACCTCAGAAGATAACGATCGCGAGCGTAACGGGCGATGTAGTGATCACAGCATCAGCATCGTAATATTCGATCATCAGACGCACAGCGGGGCAGGAGTAGTACCTGTCCCGCTTATTGTCGAGGGGTAAAAATGAGAAAAATTGACATTCCAAAGATAACGATAGACGGCGAACAGTATCCGATATATTGCGACCTGTATGTCCTGTCAAAGATTCAGGACCGCATGGATATAAACGACTGGGAACGCGGAATCCTCGGAGTAACAATAGTCCGGGACAAAGACGGAAACCCTGTCCTTAGAGAAAACGGCCGCATAGAACTGACATACGGAAAGTACGACATAGACGCTCTCATATTAGGGCTTACGCTCATGATCAATGAGGGCTTACTGATAGATTCAGAACAGACCGGCAAGGAATACGAGCCGGTGGATGAGAAATACATCGGAAGAGTGTGCGACCTTCCCCTGGTAGAACTGTCAAACACAGTTCACAGCGCATTCGGAAGGTGCTTAACATCAAAAAAAAACGAGAAGTAGATAACGAGCCGGAAGAGGAGCATCTCGAAATAGACTTTGACAGAATATTCCTTATGAGCCGGATCCGATTCGGGATCAGCCAGGATGACGCAGAGAGAATGACTCTCGGACAATGGGGAGACACATTCCGGTCATACAAGGAACTGTACAACTTCGAGACAAAGAACTGCCTCTACGGAGACGTAGAAAGAGAACTGCAACAATACCGCGCCGAACATCAGCCGGTCACATCACTTTTGAGTATATAGGATATATATTATGGCAAAGAAAATCGGTATTCAGCTCTATCTTGACGGAGCGAGCAAATTCAATAGCGATATAAGAAACTGCGACAATTCACTCAAACAGTTCCAATCAGAATTAAAAAGAACATCGGAAGAATTCAAGGGCAATGAGAACTCCCTCGAAGCTCTCTCAAAGAAGTCGGACTCCCTTCAGAAAGCATACGATACATCCGCGAAAAAGGTAGAGGCTTACCAGAAGAGACTTCAGGAACTCAACAAAGCCCGTGACGAAGAAAAACAGAAGATCACGGAGCTGCAGAAGAGCCTTGATGAAGAGAAGAAGAAACTTGCGGAGATAGAGCAGTCGAGCGGAAAGAACTCGGAAGCGTACAGGCAGCAGGCGAAAGCCGTAGGCGATCTGGAGAAGAACCTCAAGGTTGCTGAAGGCGCGGTCACGAGACTCGACAATCAGGAAGTCAAGCTGACCACATCCCTGAATAATGCCGCAACGGAGCAGATCAAGTACGCTTCGGAGCTCGACAAGACGAATAAATACCTCGAAGAGGCTGAAAAGTCCGCAGATGGATTCGCAAAATCCATAGACGGAGCCGGAAAAGAGATCGAAGAGACAAAGGGACAGTCAGAGAAGTTCGGAGACACTCTCGAAACTCTGGCACACATAGAAGCATTCGAGAAGATCTCCGAGGGGGCAAAGAAAGTCCTCGAGTCCATGAAGGAATGCGTCGAGGTAGCTGAACGTTACGAATATGCTATGGCAAAAGTTCAGTCCATAGCGCAGGTTGGAACGGACGAATACAACCAGATGTCAGATGGCATCCGTAACGTTGCTGTTCAGATGGGATATTCGACCGGAGAGATCGCGGAAGCGACCTATCAGGCAATATCCGCATCAGTGAACGCATCGGAGGCGGTCGGTTTTGTAGCCGATGCTTCAAAGCTGGCCAGAGCCGGATTCACGGAGACCACATCAGCGGTCGACGTGCTGACAACAGCCATAAACGCTTACGGAAAAGAAGCGAACACGACAAAGCACATAGCAGATGACCTTATAACGACTCAGAACTTAGGTAAAACGACCGTTAATGAACTTGCTCAGTCATTAGGTACTGTCATTCCGACAGCATCCGCCCTCGGAGTATCACTTGACCAGTTATCCTCAATGTACGTCCTTATGACGAAACAGGGCATCAATACGGCGAACGCTACGACATACATCAGGGCGATGATGAATGAACTGTCAGACTCAAGCAAGGATGTATCAAAGTATTTGGGCGAACTTACCGGGCATACATTCGGTGAATTGATGGCGCAGGGATACACACTTGGGGATGTAATGAAGATCCTGGGCGACAGCGTGGATGGGAACAGCGAATCATTCAAGAACCTGTTCGGAAATGTTCGCGCAGGTCTGGGCGCGTTATCTCTCTACAATCAGGGCGCAGACGCATTCAATGAAACCCTTCAGAAGATGCAGGACAACGCCGGAGCGACTGATAAGGCATTCGAGATCATGGCCGACACAGCTGTCATGACAAACGAGAGATTCCAGGCATCAGCTGAAAACCTTCAGATCGCAGTAGGCGAAAGCCTTAGTCCGACAATAGATGAGTTCAAGAAGAAGGGCATCGATGTACTGAACTTCTTCACGGAGATAGCAGAAGAGAATCCGGGACTCGTACAGGCACTTGCCGGAGCGGCAGCGGGCATATCAGCCGTTGCAGTAGCAGCCACAGCGGCAGCGGGCGCGATCGCAATATTACGAGCAGGATTCGGAGATATTACGGGAGTTCTTCAGGTAGCAGGGGCAGCAGGCGTAGTCGGAGGTATGGCGGCACTCGCCCTCGGAGCAGACGACGCGGCGTCAGCGATCGTAAGAGAAGCGGACGCATTGGCCAAAGCTCACGAAACAAGCGAGAAAACCTCGGGCGATCACATTAAGAACATAGCTCACGTCAAAGAGCTTGCCGAAAGATACAAAGAGCTCGCAAGCCAGACGGGAATCACGGATGAGGCGTTAGAAGAGCAGAATCTCATCGTTACCGAACTGAATGCCACCGTGCCCGGACTTAATCTGTCATACCGCGATAGCAAGTACGCTATGGAGGAGATGACGGATGCAACAGATGAGTATATCGACTCACTGATCAGAGAGCTTGCATATCAGAATAACATCGAGGATATTACAGCGGCCTACAAAGAGCAGGCAGAAGCTGAGAGGATCCTGCAGGAGACCTCGGAAGAGCTTGAGAACGCCCAGAAAGATCTCGATGAGGCAAACGAACTTCTCAAGAACGGAGTCACGGAAGCCGCAACGGCTTACGAAGACGCTCAGAGCCGTCTTACTGAACTGAACGAAAAGCAGAAAGAAGCTCAGGACATCTACGACGAAAACGCCGCGAAGATCGAAGCTCTTTCCGGATCCATCGAAGAATATAACAAGCAGAATCAGGAAGCGGAAGAAAAAGAGCAGGAGCGTGCTTTATCGCTCGAGGAGATCAAACAGAAGGAAGAAGATCTCAAAAAGATTCACGAAGAGGCTACGTCAGCCATAAGCGAACAGATCGGAATGTTTGATGAGTGGAACTCTAAGTCAGAGATCACTTACGGCAAGATGATCGAGAGATGGTCCGGACAGACAAAGGGAGTTCAACAGTACAGAGATGACCTCATCTACTTGAAACAAGTCATCGAAGGGGATGCGGATCCTGCTATTCAGGATCTTGCCAGCCACATGGCAACAATGGGAGTAGGTGGAGCTGCGGAGATCCACAACTTCGTTGAAGGCCTCAAAGAGATCGGGAACAACCAGGACAAGGTCAAAGAGCTGGCGCAGACGTGGCAGGAACACATTGATGCCATATCTGAAGCAGAGGGCATATATGAGTCAATCCTTCAGGAAGAAGCCGGATACACAGAAGAATCGCAGGCGACGTTCGAAGCATTCTACACCGGATCTGAGAAGGCGAGAGAAGATTATAACGGAAACCTCGTACTCTTAACAGAGCAGGGCATCCAGGATCAGATCAAGGCTGTAGAAGAGAACGCTCCCGGACTCGAAGATGCAACCCAGAAGATGATGGATACATCATTCGAAAAAGCCTGCACGGCTATCGGAATGCCGACAACCGGAGGAACATCAACAAAGTTCTCACAGATGGGAAGCGACATCGTTGATTCCATAGTAGAAGGCATGAACGGAGGGGATACAAAGATAGGAACCGCACTCGGAAACCTCTTGCAGAAAGCCACAGATAACATCAGCGTGTCCGGAGTAGCATCGAGAATCAACCAGAAACTCGGAGAACAGATAAACAGGGAAGCAGGAAGGTAACTATGAGCAAGTTTGGACTTAAGATCATCGTTGAAGGTACAGACCTCGAATATCATACATATGAGGACTGGGGGCTGTACATTCAGAATACGGACTACATCGGGGATCCAAAACCGATAACCAACTATCTGAACATTCCGGGACGTGACGGATACCTCGATCTGTCAAAAACCTATGATGGCCACATAACATATTCCTCAAGGCCGATAAGCATAGAGCTTGCCGGCTTCGAGGAAAAGCACGGCTGGAATGCGATAATCTCGAGACTGAGAAACCATGTATCCGGAAGGACATGCCATTTCATCTTTGATAATGACAGATCGTATTACTGGAGAGGAAGAGTCGAGATCAACGATTTTTCCTCGATACTCAGCGTGGGAACGCTCAAGATCGAGATGCCGACAGCGGAGCCTTACAAGTACAACACTCTCACATCATCCGAGCCGTGGCTGTGGGATCCTTTTAATTTCGAAACGGGCATCATCACATACATCGGCGCGGTAGTCGTGGACGGAACAAGGACGGTATCAATTCCTCACGGATACATGCCGACCTGTCCTCAGTTAGTTGTATCAAATAAGAGCTCATCGGTATTCACGGTCACATGCGACGGAGAAACCTACGAACTTACGCTCGGAACAAACAAGATCCCTGCGATAATCGTAGACGGAGACCATGACACGGAGCTGACCTTCAACGGATCGGCAACGGTAGAGATAGTTTATAGGAGCGGATCACTGTAATGTATCAGGTAAACATCGGAAACAAAATCTTATATTATCCGGGCAATGATGACTTTGCCATATTCAATACTGAATTGAATGAGGAGATAGGAAAAGCGGGGGAATTTGAGTACAAAGTTCCCCCGACAAACCCGTTATACGACGAACACACAAACGGCAAACTGGTCACGATCCTGAAAGACAAAAAGGAAATATGGCGCGGAGAGGTCAAGGATATCAAAACCGATTTCTCGAACGTGGCCGAGATCTACGCCGTGGAAGATCTGGCATGGCTTCAGGATGAATATCTCACTCCGGCATCGATCACGAATGAGACATACACCCAAAGATTCCAGGCAGCCATCGACGCTTACAATCTGAACAGACCTGCGGAGCGACAGTTCAGAGCCGGATATATCACGAATGTCCCGCCAACGGATTTTTGCGAATGGATAACGGAATATGACTGGTCAATTCTCGACTGCTTAAGGAACTGCATCTGCAAAGACACAGGATACATAAGAGTCAGAAGAGCGACATCCGGAGGAAACGTCACCCGATACATCGACATCGTCAAACTGTCCGATTACGGAGTCAGGGCGACTCAGCCGATAGAGTACGGCTACAATCTTCTCGATTATGTAAAGGAAAGCGAGTACGGGAAGCTTACAAACGTGCTCATACCATACGGAGCAGAGACCGACACCGAGCTCTATGATGGATATAATCAGAGGATCGCCGGAACGGTGATAACAGACCAATCCTCAATCAATGTCTATGGCCGTCATGCAAAGACGGTCATTTTTAATGACGCGGAGGACGTTGCTTCGCTCAATGCCGTAGCGGCGGACTACTTAAGTAGGTATTCACAGCCTGAACTGACAATGGAAGTCAAGGCAGTAGATCTCTCAATGATAGAACCTGCGGACGCCTTAAGGCTCGGAGATTCGATAAGGATCATAGCAAGGCCTTACGCTGTTGATCAGTGGCTCTACCTTACACAGATAAAAAGAGACATCCAGAACCCTGACAAGAACACGATCACGATGTCCGGACACGTTCAGACCGGAAAGACGCTTACCAGTCAGGTAAGAGGAACGGCGCAGGCGGTCAAGAACCTCCCGTCAAAGTCCTCGATACTTGATGCGGCATTCAAGAATGTCCTCGCACTCCTCGACGGAGTAGACGGCGGTATCGTCACATTCCATACGAACGAGGATGACCAGATCGATGAACTGAGGATCTCGAACCATATGGACTACGAGCAGGCAACAAAATGCTGGAGATGGAATCTCGGCGGCCTGGCATTCCTGGAAAGATCATCGCCGAATGATCCGTGGACTCCGAACGTGGCAATGACAATGCTCGGAGAGATCGTAGCGGACAGGATAACAACCGGAACAATGCAGGCCGACAGGATAAAGGGCGGAACGCTCATCCTCGGAGGTGACGGAAACGGTAACGGAATAGCACTCGTCAAAAACGCATCCGGAACAACGATAGTTACACTTGACAACTCCGGAATAAACATTCAGGCCGGGCAGCTGAACATCGGAAATAACTTCAAAGTGTCAACAAACGGAACCGTCACGATCACAGGCGGTATGTTCAACCAGATCGGTAGAGGATACCTGCATCTTGCCGAAAACACGAGCGAGTACTGCTGGCGATTCGATCTGGGAGAACATTACTGTAACTGCTTGTACTATGAAGGCGGAACATGGCACTGGGTAAATGGCGGAGCGACGGAGATATATAAATACCTTGAAGGAGCATACAGCCCGTCAGACCAGAGGGCGAAGACAAAGATAGTTCCGTTAAGCCTGGAGTTCTCAAAGGAACTGGTACAAAGAAGTGTCCCGAAGATGTTTGAGTTCAAATACAAAAAAGGAGTCAAACAATTCGGAATGATAGCCCAGGACGTTGAAGAGACGTTGAAGGACATGGGATTCACCGATAAGAACGGCCTTGTTGAAGTACCCGAAGATCCGGAAGCGTGGATGTCAATCGAGTACAAACAATATGTGCCGCACTTAATAAACTGCATCAAGGACCTGTATGCAGAAATAGAAAAATTGAAGGGAGAAAACAATGGCTAAC